TAAGCTACACCGCCCTTGTCCAGCAGTTTGAGTCCTCGGAAGAGTTGACGATTGACGCGCGCAAGCTGGCCGAGCGTGACCGGGATTACTACGACGAGAAGCAACTGACCGCATCGGAGCAAGCAGAGCTTAAGCGCCGGGGCCAGCCGCCGATTGTGAACAACCGCATCAAGCGCAAGGTCAACGCGATGATGGGGCTTGAGAAGCAGACCCGCAAAGACCCGAAGGCTTTTCCGCGCAACCCTGACGACGAGGAAGCTGCAAGGGCTGCTACGGACGCCCTCAGGTATGTGTGCGATCAGGCCCGCTGGGATGATCTGCGGTCACAGTGCGCTAAGGAACTGGCCATTGAGGGGACGTGCGCGGTCAAGATCGGCGTCAAGCGGTCGAAGGAAGGCGCAGACCCTGAGATCAAGCGCGTGGCTTGGGACCGGCTGTATTATGACCCGCACAGCACTGCGTTTGACTTCGCTGATGCAGCATTTATGGGCGAAGTGGTCTGGATGGACCTCGACGCTGCTATCGCCAAGTTCCCCGATGCCAAGGACGCTTTGGAGGCAACTGTAGCGGCTGAGACTGCTTCAGACACTTACGACGACACGCCCAAGTGGAAGATGTGGGCCGATGCCAAGCGCCGCCGCGTTCGGCTGTGTGAGCATTACTGGAAGGACGCCGAAGGCTGGAAGTTCTCCATCTTCACCAAGGGCGGGTTTATTACTGAGCCTGTCGCCAGCCCTTACATGGGCCATGACGGTGAGCCGGAATGCTGCATCAAGGCTGTGAGCCTGTATGTGGACCGCGACGGCAACCGCTATGGCGAAGTGCGTACCATGATCGGTCCGCAGGACGCGGTAAACAAGCGCGAAAGTAAGGCGTTGCACCTGATAACGCAGCGGCAGATCAGGGTTAGCCCGAACGTAGGGACTGACCCGAAGGACATCCGCAAGGAACTGTCGCGCCCTGACGGCGTGTTTATCGGTGAAAAGGATGATGTGGAAGTCCTGCCGACCAATGACATGGCGGCGGGTAATCTGAACATGCTGGCGATGGCCAAGGCCGACCTGGACTTGCTGGGGCCGAACGCTTCATTGCAGGGCAAGACGCAACAGGACTTGAGCGGGCGAGCGATGCTTGCCCAGCAGCAGGGCGGCATGACTGAGCTTGCAAGCTACCTGGACTGCATCAAGACGCTCTCGCTGTCGGTTTATCGCTCGGTGTGGGCAAGGGTGCAGCAGTATTGGGACGGGCCGCGCTGGATTCGCGTCACGGACGACGAGCGCAACCTGCGCTTCGTGGGGATCAATCAGCCCATCACGGTTCTGGACGCTGAAGCCAAGAAGCTCGGTATCTCGAAAGAGAATGCAGACAAAGCCGACCCGCAGGCCGTGGCTTACCTCGAAACGCTGGCGACCATGCCGATTGCCCAGCAGCAGGCGGGCGTCGAAAACGCTGTAGCGGAGATCGATGTAGATATTATCATTGACGAGGGCATTGACAGCCCGACCGCGCAGGCCGAGCAGTTCGACACGATCACCAAGATGCTGCCTTCGCTGGCTCCAGTCATGGCTGACCCTGCCAAGGCAATGCAGATCATGGAGTTCATCACTCAGGCATCGTCGCTGAGAGACAAGGACAAGCTGCTTGAGATTCTGAAGGGCGACGAACAACAGGGCGTCGATCCCGCTGCCGCCATGCAGGAACAGATGGCTATGCAGATGCAGATGGAGCAGCAGGCCGCGCAAGCTCAAGGCGAGATCGAGCTACAGAAGGCCCAGATTGGCGCTCAGGCCAAGGTTGCATCGGCACAGATCGCCGCCGAAGCTGACAAGGAGATTGCGCTGTATAAGGCTGGTCTGGAAGCACAGTTGAACGACCAGAAGGCGCAGATGGAAGCCCGCAACGCCGAGCAAAAGACCATCTTTGAGCATGAAGCCAAGATGCGCGCGGGCGAAGTGACCGGCGAGAACAAGCGCCAGGAACAGACCGACGCCAAGGAACAGGCGCAGATCGAGGCATTCCAGATGATTGCCCAAGCACTGAAGGACGTAACCCGCCCGAAGACGAAGGTGCCGGTTCGCGATGAAAACGGCTTTATCGTGGCGGTCCAAGAGATTGTGGACGAGGCGGCGTAATGCCCGGCACAGGCTCGGCAACCTTGGACTTCGGCGCAGCGCCGGGGACGAACGTTGTGACTACCTCGATCACTGGCGAAACGGGCATTCTAGGCACTTCGCACGTTGAAGCATGGCTGATGGGTGACAGCACCGCAGACCATAACGCTTATGAGCATCTGATTGTTCCCCTTGTTGTGCGCTGCGGCGTTCCGACTGAGGGGGTTGGTTTCGACATCATTGCAAGCAGCGACTTGCGGCTAACAGGCACCTTCGCGGTGCATTGGGTATGGGCATAACATATGGCTGGTTTTCGCATTGAAGGTAACACCTCTGGCAACGTTGCTGAGGTCAATGCCAGTAACGAACTGAAGGTCGTGCTTCCTGTCACGCAGGGGGCGACAACGCCTTCGGTTGCGATGCTGACCGAGAATGACGCAGGGACGGCCACGGGAAGCCGCGCGTTTGGTGCGCCTGAGACGGACGACGACAGCCGCTTTCGGATTGCGCATGAAAGCATTTTCGACTGCGAGACGTTCAACTACACCGCGCAAAGCACCGGCAAGCATATCTACCGCAACACCACTATGGCGAATAGCTGGACTGCGGCGGGCTTGACTACCAACAGCGCCAACATCACGACCACGACCACAGGGACGAGCTTTGCGACCTATGCAGAGTTTCCGATCCTTGGCGCTTCGCAGCTTTATTGCGAGATTGAAGGCTCGTTCACTGCCCAGCCAACGACTAACACGATTGTTGACTTTGGTTTGCCGCGCCTTGCCACGACCAACCCCTTTGCACCGACTGACGGGGTGTATTTCCGTCTGACTTCGGCGGGTGTGTTCGGAGTTATCAATTCCAACGGCACCGAAACGACAACTTCGCCATTCTCGTTTGTTTACGAAAACAGCGAAAAGCACCAGTTCATCATTGCGATGCACGAACGCCAGGTTGAGTTCTGGATTGACGGGGTGCTTTACGGCACCATCACAACCCCGATTGGCCTTGGCCAGCCCTGTATGTCGGCATCGCTGCCGTTCGGTGTGCGCCATGCCATTACGGGCGGTGCAGCGGGCGGTGCGCTTTCGTTCATCCTCAATGATTACACGGTCAGCGTCGGTGGGCCGCAGCTCGCGGTTACAGCTTCGATCATGGGCCAGCGCATTTACGGCTCGTATCAGGGCCTCTCAGGCGGCACAATGGGCAGTCTGGCCACCTACCCCAACTCAACCAACCCGACCGCCGCAGCGCCCTCTAATACGGCCCTGACAGCCAACCTTCCCGGTGGTCTAGGTGGGCAAGGTGTTGTCACTGCTGCCGTTGCGGCGGCGACCGATGGGATTTGGGGCAGTTATCAGGTTCCGGCAGGCACGGCGAACGTGCAAGGGCGCAGGCTGGTCTTGCGCGGGGTTAAGATTGACCTTGTGAATACCGGCGCGGCTGTAGCGACGACTGCCACGACCCTGCAATTCTCGCTGGCGTTCGGCCATACGGCTGTTTCGCTGGCAACTACTGAAGCCGCGACCACGAAAGCCCCGCGCCGCGTTACCCTGGGTTATGCGACTTGGCCGGTTGGTGCTGCGATTGGCGCAGGTCCGCAATCTGGCCCGATTGTGGTGGACTTAGGTGATGCGCCGATATTCGTCAATCCGGGTGAATTTGTGGCGCTGGTTGGCAAGTTCCTTGTCGGCACTGCCACTGCTTCGCAGACCATCAGCTTTGTTTGGCAACCGATCTACGGTTGGGAATAAATGTCCCTTCTTCTCGCCCTTACCGGAGAGACGCCGGAAGAGGTTCTACACCTTCACGGGCGCAGGGTAAGGACGCGGGGCAAGCGGGTTTACTTCCCCGACGAGCTGGACCTGATTGCAGAGCCTGAAGTTGTCGCGGCGAGACTGGCGCGGGTTGAAGTTCCTGAACTGCCTTCGCTTGAACCGATTGCGGCACAGATCGAAGAAGCCAAGCGCGCCGCACAAGAGCTACTCGAGCGGATTGCACGGGAACGCAAGGAACGCGCCAAGCAAGCGGCATTGCAGGCATTGGCGGACCAGTTCGAGATTGTTCTGGACCAACTGGAAGCGGCCAAGGCGTCAGAATTGGCATGGATAATGAGGCTGCGCGATGACGACGACTTCTTCCTCCTCGCCGATTGACCTAGCGACGATCATTCAGGCCGATGTGATTGAGAACGGGGACGCTGTGGCTGTGCTGCTAAAAGAGCGCGACGGCACGGTGTCTGCAATACGCATTTCTGTCGAGCAACTGGCCGACTAAGAGTTTCAACGTCGAGAGGACGTAGAAAGCCGCCGCCGGGCAATTCGGGCGTGTAGGGGCCGCCTCCCTTAAGGGCGTAAGGGTAAACCAATGACTGAAGGAACTTCGCTAGACAGCATTCTGAGTGACGAACCGACTGTAGTGGAAGCTACACCGGAAACCGTGGCTGAACCGGGCGTTGCCCGCGACGAACACGGGCGTTTCGCAGCAAAGGAAACGGGCGTTCAAGCCGAACCGCAAGGTGAGGAGCCGGTGCCGCCGACCGACCAATTGCCCCCCGAAACGTTCAAAGCCGTCAAGGAAGAACGCGAGAAGCGCCAGAACCTTGAGCGCGAATTGGAAGCCCTGAGAAACCAATTCCAACAGCTTCAGCAGGAACCTCCTGCCCCGCCTCCCTCGATTTGGGAGGATGAAACGGCGGCATTCCAGCATCTCCAACAGCAGGTGTTGGCCCAGACTGACCAGCTTTCGAGGATCAATGCCTCGGAAATGGCGGCGCGAAGCCAGTATCCCGACTTTCAGGAGAAGTTCGACCTGTTCAACCAGATGGCGGCGCAAAACCCGCAACTGGTGCAGCAGGCGATGGCCGACCCGCACCCTTGGGCGAAAGCGTATCAAATCGCGCAATCGCACAAGACCATGCAGGAATTGGGCGCTGTGGACGTTTCTGACCTTGAGGCAAAGATCAGGGAAAGGGTGATGGCGGAACTACAGCAGGGGCAAACCCCTGTGCCGCAGCAGAACCTTCCTCCCTCGCTATCCGGTGAGCGTTCGATTGCATCGCGGGGCGGTCCTCAGTGGGCCGGTCCCAAGCCGCTTTCGGAGCTTCTAGGCCGGTAAACCACACGTCGAGAGACGTTGCATCCCAACACGCGGCTAGTCCGCAATAGATGGATTTTTCAACATGGCTGACACTACCCCCGCAACTGGACTTGTGGTCCAGCAATGGGAAGACAAGTTCTTCACCGAATACCTGCATAACGGCGGCTTCAAGTCCCTCATGGGGACCAGCGAAAACGCTGTTATTCAGGTCAAGGAAGACCTGACCAAGAAGGCTGGCGACTCGATCACCATCGCTTTGGTCAACCGTCTGACCAACGCCGCCACCACCGGGACGACTGTTCTGGAAGGCGCTGAAGAAGACTTGGCCTCGCGCTCGATGCGCATTTACGTTGACAAGCGCCGCAATGCGGTTCGCGTCGCGGAAATGTCGGAACAGCGTTCGGCTATCTCGCTTCGTGAAGCTGCCCGCGCTACCCTGCTTGACTGGTCGATGGAAGATACCCGCGACCAGATCATCACGGCGCTGGGTTCGCTCAACGGCACTGCCTTCGTTGATCGCACCGCTGCAATCGGTGACGCCTGGCTCGTTGACAACCTCGACCGCGTTTACTTTGGCGCGGGCGTAGGCTCTGGCACCGACCTTTCGGCTGACCTTGCCCAGCTGGACACCACCAACGACCTGTTCAACACCGCTGCGCTTGACGGCATGATTCTGAAGGCGAAGACTTGTTCGCCCAAGATTCGCCCGATGCGCGACAGCGGTAACGGCAAGCGTTATTACGTGGTGTTCGCCAACCCCTATGCGTTCAAGAACCTTCGCGACAGCATGATTACCAGCAATGCGCTGGTGAACACGCCGAGCGAGATGGAAAACTCGCAGATTTGGGAAGGCGGCGACCTGCACTGGAACGGCGCTATCGTGAAGGAGGTTGATAACCTCCCGATCTACGCCGATCTCGGCACGGGCGGCACCGTCGAAGTCACCCCGGTCTATCTGTGCGGCGCACAGGCTCTGGCAATCGCTTACGCGAAGCGCTGGAAGACCGTTACCGAGGAGTTCGACTACGGCGACAAGTTCGGCGTGGCTGTTGACGGCATCTATGGTGTCCGCAAGCTCATCTTCGGCAGCGGCACCGCTGACACCGACGACCTGAAGGACAACGGTGTTGTGACCGGCTTCTTCGCCACCACTGGCGCGGCCACCATCTCGGCTGCTATCTCGGCTGAGAACTAAGGCTGAAACGGGGCTGGCTTTAGGGCTGGCCCCACTTTTTCAAGGATACCAAAATGGCCACCTACAATAGCACGAATGTTGCAACCAAGACCGGCGTTGCCGCTGGCTCGATCTCTGGCATGGTGCATTGCGCCTACGCCGAAGTCGTGACCACTGCCGCGCTGACCACTGCGGACACCCTCAACTTTTTCGATCTGCCGCCGAACGCGCGCGTCATTTCGGCAACGCTTGAGGCAACCGACCTTGACACCAACGGCGCCCCGCTGCTGACCATTAACGTGGGCGATGCGGGTTCGGCTACCCGTTACTTCTCGGCATCGACTGTCGGGCAGGCGGGCACTGCTGCGGTGGCTTCGGCTGTCGCGGGGCTGCACTACAAGACCACGGCAAAGACCCGCATTGTCGGCGTTCCCGCTGCCAACGCGGCTACGGGCGTTGCCGGTTCGGTCTATCTGTCCGTCCTTTACATCGTTGAATAACAGGGGAGGCGGCGATGCTGTTTCGTTTCAAAGGTGATTACACCGGCAAGCGCACTTCGATTACGCTGTTTGGCGTGACTTTCGAGGGGCGTGAACCTGCGGACGTTACCGACGCAGACGGCATTCGCCGCCTTTCCACCCATCCTGAGTTTGAGCGGGTGACAAAAACAGTCACCCCTGACCCTGAGCTTGAAGCGGTGATGGCGGATTACGAGGATTCGATCCCCGAACAGCCCAAGAAGCGCGGTCGTCCTAGAAAGGGCAGCTAATGGCTATTTCATGGGCTGCTAAGGCCCCTACGGCTGTCCGTGAATACACCTGGACGCCCGATCCCGCTAAGGCGATCAACACTGCCACGCCCGTTGTCACGACCGGCACGGCAACGATTGCGTCTGAGATCACCGGGGCCGACATTATTCTGACCGTCACGGGCGGCACTGCGGGCGTAACCCAGGTGTTCACGGTTACGGCCAGCGATGGGCAGGAAACGTTCGTCGAGACGTTCTACCTGCCGATTGAAGCCAGCACGAACCGTCTCGGCAACACTGCCCGCGATGTGTGCATCTTTGCGCTGCGCAAGGTTACTGGCGTCAACCGCGAACCTTCGGCGGCGATGCTTTCGGATGCCTTGGAGCGCATGAACGACTTTCTGGCCTTTGCGAAGGTCAAGGGTGCCGACTTCGGGCTTCCCCTGCCGGTATTGGAAGCCACTGAACTACTGTTTGACGATAGCTACCTGTCGGCTCTGAAGTTCAACCTGCGCAATGCAGTGCACGAGTTCTACGGCGTCCCCCTGACTGCGCAGAACATCATGGAGGCCCGCGCGGGGCTGTCGGCGGTGATGAACTCGAAGATCGAGCGCCGCGAGGTTGAGTATTACTGATGCGGATGCAATTCGGCCTTTCAGCGTTCAAGCGCGCTAGGGGCGACCTGCCGGAATTGCCGGTAGTGAATATGTTTGCTGAAGCCTCGCAGACCGAAACGACCGGTGTTGTCCTGCAATCCCGCCCGGCGCTGGTGGATCGCTCGGCAAATATGGGCGCGGGGCCAGTCAAATGCCTGTTCAAAGGCAACGGGGTGCTTGACGGGGCCTTGTATGGCATCTCGGCTGGGGCGCTCTATCGCGAAACTGTTTCACTCGGCGCAATCGACGGCAGCGGTTTTGCTTCGATGGCTGGTTATGAGGACTACCTGTTCGCCAATGCGGGCGCGTCAATCTGGACCTATGACGGCGCAACGCTATCGACCATTGCATTCCCTGACGGCGCGAACGTCATCAAGGTTCTGGTGGGGTCTGGACGGCTGATCGCCCTGCGCGCGGACACTGAGAAATTCTACTATTCGGACCCGCTGGCAGCAACGATTGGCGCATTGAACTTTGCCACGGCGGAAAACCAACCTGACCGCCTGCGGGATATGATCTTTATCAAGGACGCTTTGGTTCTTGGCGGCGCTGAGACTGTCGAGCTTTGGCCGAACACGAATGATGACGTTCTGCCGTTCCAGCCCCTTGAGGGCGCGGTGTGGAAAGTGGGCGTCAAGAACACCGGGGCTATGTGCAATTATGGCACGACCTTTGCGGTGGTCACGTCGAACAACCAGATTGTGCTGGGCGATCAAGACGGGGTTATCTCGAATGCGGGGCTAGAGGCTGAAATTGAGGCTTCGACCAACGCTTACCTGTTCACGTTCCTGATTGACGGCAGCGAGTTTCTGGCGATGCGCCTGGATAGCGGGGTATGGATATTCAACCGCCGGTCGCAGGCGTTTTCGACCTTTGAGACTTACGGGCTGGGAGACTGGACGCCGCAATGTTTCGTTTCGGGTGTGTTCGGATCGTCGGTTGACGGCAAGACCTACAGCTTCTCAGGTCACGTTGACGAAGGCGGTGTTCTGGAACGCAGGTTTAGAGCAGGCTTTCCGGTCAACGGCGGTGCGGTCCCAGTCGATAATATCATGCTGCGCTGCAACACAGGCGGCACAAGTTATCTTTCGGGCGACTACATTGATCCCGATGTTGAAATGCGGCTGTCCTATGATGGCGGCAAGACTTGGGGGGAATGGCTTGGAAGCACTTTGGGCGAACAGGGCGGTTACGGCCTCAAGGTCATGTGGCATGGGCTGGGCATGGCTTACAACCCCGGCTTGCTGGCAGAGTTCCGCGTGACGGCCCCGGTTGACTTCAGGGTATCTGACGTTCTTGTAAACGAGCCGGTCAATGGCTTTTAGGCTTCCCCGGCTCCGCGATGAGCAAATCACCGCCGATGGAAAGCCGACACAGCTTTACCGCCGTTGGTGGCAATCACTGGTCAAGCAGCTTGAGGATGCTATTAATGGCACTGAGGCGGTTCTGGACGGCCTTACGGGCGTTGAAGGCAGCTTGACGGGCCTACAGGCGCAATCAGACGTTCTGGACGCTGTGGCGGCTCTCACAGGCACGGGGTTGGTCGAAAAGACCGGCGATGCAGCGTTTTCGGTTCGGGCAATCGGTGTGGACACGGCTTCGGCTGTTTTACGCCGCGCAGATGGTGACACGCGGTATTTGCGGCAGGACGGCACCCTAGCCGCTTCGGCTGCGACGACAACGCATAAGCTGGCCGTCGATATTGGCGGGACCACTTACTACATCTTGCTGTCCAATGTTTGAGACAAGGGACGCCGGGCTAATCAATTCCTACGCCAATCACCCTGAGATCAGGCCGTATATCGGCGGGCAAGGCGAGTTGGACCTGAGCGCGGCAACCTATGACCCGCATGTTGCCTATTTCGGAGAACATGGCGGATTTGTCCTTAGCTGGACAGCGCCGGGGACTTACGAAGTTCACACATTGATATTGCCCGAAGGCCGGGGGCAGTGGGCGTTTGAGGCCGCTAAGGAAACAATCGCTCATATGGTCGGTTTGGGGGCCTCGCACCTGTGGACACGGGTTAAACCAGACCACCGGCACACTGCTTTGTTTACCCGCAAAATGGGCTTCAAGCCATGCGGGTCTGTGCTGACTTCGTTCGGCGGAGAGCCTGAGATTTACAACTTGTTTAATTGGAGAATGCCATGCCAGCAGCAATAATCGGCGGGGCCATTGCGGCGGTCGGCGGGATCGGCAGCGCGGTTATTTCATCGGGCGGTGCGCGGTCAGCGGCCAACGCGACCACGCAGGCCGCTGACCGCTCGGCGGCAGTGATCGAGCGCAACTATGACCTGTCTTCCGCAGCACTGCGCCCGTGGCAAGAATCTGGCCTTGGCGCGAATGCGATGCTCAACGACTACTACGGGATCAATCCGGGGCAGAACGGGGCCAATTCGCAGAACGCCTTCCGGCAGTTTATCCAAAACAGCGATTATGGCTTCCAGTTTGGGCAAGGATCGAACCGCGTCAATTCCGGTTACGCGGGCGCGGGGACGCTCAAATCCGGGGCCGCAATGAAGGCGCTGGAAGACTACCGGCAGAACCTTCAGCAAGGCTATCGCGGCGAGTTTCTGGCGGGGCTGGGCAATCAGCAGGCTCTAGG